GTGCTTGTTCATTTTAATTGGATCAAAGGTCATTTGAAAATGGCCAAAATGAAAGAGCACAAAATGTGGTTATTGGATCCAGAAGAAGAGAATATATAATTGCTCCATGTTTTTTGGGCACTTTTTTCTAAAAAGTGCTTAGGAGATAGGAGCACGACGAGGGTACATATCTTGCTCATGACCCAATTCAGAAATAGATGGTTGTCCCCACGCCTTACCACAGGCCTTTGTTTGATGTGTATTATATTTCTCTTTGTCTGCATCACGTGAAGGGATAAAGAAGTCAAATGGTGTTTCAAAGGTTTCTTGGGGATTATGAAATAGCGGTTGCCACCGATTCCAGCCTGTTGTGCGCAAGGTGCATGGAGGATCCACTAAGCGAGCAAATGTTTGTGGCATGTTTTCATCCTGAGCATTTACCATTCCTTTGTTGTTCATAGGGTTCGTATCAGGCTGGTATTGTACACCATCGCACCGAATCTTTGTTCCTAAGCGACTAATTCCTTTCAAATCTGACTCTACATCGGTTTTCCATTCTCCCTCCACCCATGATGCACCGCTATATTGAATGCGAGTAGTAGCATTGGTAGGAAAGGTTGTCGGACAGTTCTTGGCGGGAGGATTTAAATAATACCGAGCGGCATAAGATGTAATTCGCATGTCATCCACTTGATGGAATGGATCATTTCGTAGGCGTGTTAGAGCCTGTTGTGTCACATAGCATGATGCTGCCATTCTTCTTAGATGTAGTTTTTATTATTTTATTAATACTTTTCAGGCTTCATACAAACTTCATTCACAATCGGAAAGGGAGCAACCACTGCGGGATATCCTATCATCTGATAGGCAGGTAAATGATCCTTTTGAATATTAATCTTTAGTGCTATCTTGGTATTGTCACGAATGATCTCCTTTTGGCCTTTTTGTGGGGGCTGATATTCTCTCCAGGGAGCGAACGTGTTCGGAATATTAATTCCTCGTAAGTCAGATTCCAAGTCTACCATGTTTCCCTTGATCAAGCTGACCTCATTACCTCCTACAATGCCAAGAATATGGCGCTTTGGCGTAGGGTTAACAAATTGTGAAGTGAGATAATCGTAGTGCTGGGGATCTTCTTGTTTTTCCCAGTGGGATGTTAAGATCGGACCGTAGGCTTCTGATACATTACTCAAATAGACGGCCATTCTATCCTAGTTATGTAATTTATTTTACTAACTAATAAATAGAATATGGAATCATATATTATATTATTGAAGAAAAGTTATGAATATATGAAAAAGTATCATGCATATCATCAAGACTCTACATTCAAGGATATGGATAGTATTGTAAGCGATTATGATGAATTGATGGAGATGTCTATCTTAATCATTGATGGAGTTCCATGTGATGAGTTACAGCAACTAAGTAGAATTTGGTCCAATCGATTAGAAGAATGGGAATAGATAGTAAATTTGATTATCTTTTAGCTTAATATAAAATCAAGCACTCATGTCACATACGGAACATATCATTATCTCATTGGACGGAAACATTGGTTCAGGCAAATCCACGCTTTTATCAGAAATTAGAAAACAACTATATGATGTTCATGTCGTAGATGAACCAGTTGGCCCGTGGACAGCACTAAAGAATGAAAAAGGTGAGAATTTGTTAGGGCTCTTTTATGGAGACAAACGACGGTGGGCATATACCTTTCAAAATTGTGCCATTCTTACTCGTTTGAAAAGTATTAAGGCAGCAGTAGACAATCTAGATCCTACAGTAAAAGGCCCACAAGTCATCTTAACAGAGCGCTCGGTTCTCACGGATAAGCATGTCTTTGCAGAAATGCTTCGTGACTCAGGCGACATTGATCAGCTAGAATGGGATCTCTATGAAAGCTGGTTCAATATCTTTCACAAGCAACATCAAGTAAATGGAATTATTTATCTCTCTACGAGTTCTCAAACATCCAATGAACGTATTCACATTCGGAATCGTCCTGAAGAAGAAGGAATTGCCCTATCCTACTTGGATGCATTAGATACTCAACATAAGAAGTGGATTGACAACACAACGATTCCTGTTCTTACGCTCTCTACTGAGCCTGGTAGTTCAGTAGAAGAGAATATTCAAAAGATTAAGGAATTTATTGAGGTGCTAAAGAGGAAATTCTAGAAAGAATTACATATAGTATCCTTGATTATTATAGGCATTGTTTACACGATTTGCACTCTTATTTTTTTTGACAGATACACGCATACTCTTTTTGGCCTTGGCAGTTGCACGTTTTGCCTCACGACTTAACTTACGTGCTTCCATATTTGCACGTCGCTTAACTTCTTTGGCCTCCTTTTCCAATCGTTTGGCTTCTGCCTTTGCTGCCGCTGCATTTTCTTTCATTTTCAGATTTGCTGCCATTTTTTCAGCCTTCGCAGTGGTATTCGCAAGAATTTGTGCAGCAGTGCGTCGTGTACGTTTTTTAGACGCATTAGGAACATGAACAGGCATGGACTTCATTAATTCCGCCTCTCTTTCCGCTGCATTACGTGCTCGTTTTTCCTCTGCAGCAGCAGCGGCTTCAGCCGCCTTAGCGGCCTTTTCAGCCTCTTTGGCAGCCTTTACTCGTGCTTTTGCTTCTTCTTTTTCAAGATCTGCATTAAGACGTTTAAACATTTGTCCAGCAGCTTCCTCTGCATTCTGACGATTTTTCCATTGTTTCTTTTGTGTATTACGTTTTGTCTTCTCTGCAGCAGCCTGGGCTTTCTTTGCCTCTTTTAATTTAGCCTGTGCGTTGACTTTTTGCTGCTTGGCAGTTTCTTTTGCAGCATTGGCAGCTTTTTGTTCTGCCACTTTACGCTCCATGTTCTCAAGAATCTGAGCTTTGGTGCGTCGTTTACGTGTTTGCTTACCGGAATCACTCATTTCTATTATATTGCATGGAAATATAATAGAAATAATAAAGTAAAAATAAATATCTTTAGCAATTAACATCTCGCAAGTAAGACCGTGAGGGAATTCCACCATGAATCCATCCAGGCGCAGCCACTTCAGGAATCAAATTCTTCGGATTCTGTACATTATTCTTCACAATCGGAATCAACGGATCATATTGGCCCGAGAAGAATTGTTCTGTCACCGTACCACATTCCTTGCCCATACGCACTTGTTCCGAATGGAGCAACAAACTTTCCACATCACGTGACGGATTTCCACCTTGCATAAAGGGGACAGTGAGGAAAGGACGTGCCTGTGGACGAATTTGGCAACGATTATTCTTAAAAGCAATTTGGTTGCGAAGAATGGAATCGGCATCAATAGATGCATTATTGTAGCCGTATCCTTCACGGGGATAAATGAGCAATTGATCTACTGCGGCTGGATTAACGCCGGTAGCCTTAGGAACTAGATTGGTTGTCATATAACGTCCAGGTCCGACAGATTGTGCATAAAAAGATTGAATACCGCACAGGTCATCTCTGGAATGAGTTAATCGGTTAATCTCCATGATCTCTGAACTACAACGCTATAAAAAAATAAGAAGATAATTTAGAATGCCCTCTCTCCTAAAATCATTTTGTCATTGCATCAAGGCTGTGCGCAAAACAGTGAAATTGCGTTTAGGACAATCTAAAACAAAAAAGGCAAAAGAACAAGCTGCAATTGGCATCTGTGTTAAATCCGTTCTTCAAACTAGAGGAAAAACATTAAAGCGATTTCGTTGTACGGGTAAAAAACCATTTTTACACCTTTGGACATTGAAAATGCCCAAAGGCGGAACGCATTGCGCCTGATAAAACGCCGACAAGTCGGCGTTTTAATTGGCAAAAGGTGTAAAGACTCAGCTCCATAAAAAATAAAGCTATACTAGAGATGTCCGATTGGATCAATACATCGGAATTTACTAAAGTATTTAATACATCATTTGATACAAAAACAGGTCTAGCTTCATTATATCTATGGATTTTATTTGGGTTTTTGGCATCTATGATTAATTGTGATTTTCAACGATGGATTAATTCAAATATTTTATTTAGGCATTTTGTTGGAATTATTGGGTTTTTTCTTCTCTTCTCGGTTATTACTGTAGATGGTAGTTCACCTATTGGCGATGTATGGTTAAAAACAATATTTGTATATGGAATATTTTTACTTATGATTAAAATGAAATGGTATTTTTCCGTTCCTATTTTTTTGATTTTGATTGTAGATCAAAGTATGAAAGTACAACAAGAATATCTAAAAAGAAAAGATAAGAAGGATCCTTCTTTGAAAAAAATAGAAACTGTGCGAAATTATTTTAATCCACTCATTTGTGTTTTGGCAATAGTAGGGTTCTCCTTTTATGCCATCCGTCAAAAGAATGAATTTGGAAAGAATTTTTCATGGATAAAATTATTATTTCATTCTACATGCAAAACAAAATAATAATATAAACAATATAGACTTATAATTAATAATGAAATATAATTTTATTATTCCTTATAGAAATAGAAAAGAAAATTTAGATGAATTTATAAAAAGATTTACAGACTATTTGAATGGAAAAGATTTGGATGTACAATTTTATTTCATTCATCAAATCAATCCAAAAGAATTTAATCGTGGTGCCATGAAAAATATTGGATTCATGGAAGTGTGTAAATCCAGATCAGATGGATTATTTATTTTTCATGACGTGGATACTTATCCTACGTATTGGGGCTCTATTCCATATGAAACGCTACGTGGTGAATGTAGAAGACCGGTTGAGAACTCTTCCATTGAAAATTTAGGGCTCATTTGCTGTTGGTGGAAGGAAGACTTTGAACAAACAAATGGATTCGCCAATTTTTGGGGATGGGGTGCAGAAGATGGCGCATTATATTATCGTGCACAGAAAGCAGGTATCCGAATTAATGAATCGCATATGATTGATTATAAGGATACACGATATGTTGTCAATAAAGAACATTATCGGTATGATAAAAAAGAGCATTTTTATACTGAAGTTAATGCAAAACAATTACTACATGAAAAACAAACGGGAGATTCAAGTAATGGTTTGTCAAATATAGAATATAAGGTATTATCCTCCTTTGAACTTGCACCTAGATTTACGATCTTAAATGTGGATTTTACACTTAAGAGTGAGTGTGTATAAAATTAGAATCATAGAATGATTCGTGTTTTAGACAATTTCAAAAGAATAACAATGACATCCGCTTCATCTGTGAGGGGTGTGGGGCATATAGACGTCATCTGTAGGGGTGTGGAGGCATATAGATGTCATCTGTAGGGGGTGTGGGGGCAGAATGCCTCCACTAAGACGCCTGATTCAACCATGGAACTGGTCCACCATCTGTTCCTGACAAACAAGCTGCACGTCCACCCTCCTTACATGTCTTACCAGGAATTTTATAAAGCCAGTTAGCAAATGCACCCTGATCATTTGGTACAGTAGTAGAAGGTTGCGTAACAAATTGTCGCTGACTCTGATTCTTACCAAAGACATCTGTTGGGTCCGAGAACCACTGAATGCGGAAATAATCATCCAGTGTTTGTTTTACTGCAGGATCTATCACAGGGGCGGCCTCAGGGCGTCCTGGATTGTATTTTATTTCATCCAATAATACATTCATAAAAAGATTTCGGGAGGTTGGAGGAGTATATTCAGGCAGAGCGGGACCAGAATACGGGAATGCATCTACTTCTACCATTCCTGATGGCGAATGAGGCTGAACACTGCCCATGGACGATCCACCATTTACAAAATGTTCCTTTGTCGGTGCAATGTATCCTGATGGGGCCATGCGAGCAATATATGGCAAATCCTTGTATGGTTTATCCTTTACTGGTGGATGTCTGCGTGGCTCATCATCATCACTATCACTATCGCTATCATCATCACGATTATGACGTTTTTTGTGATGTGATTTCTTGTGATGGCTCTTACGATGCGATCTCTTTTTTGGCATATCCTCGTCCCAATGAAAACCGTAAGGTGATGTCCCAATAATAACAGCAGTTGTAATAATACCAAAGAGGACTACAACAACAAATGCAGATAATCCACCTAATACACTTGCAATCATTCCTACAAAAAGTGATAAAAGGAACAACCGGGCAATAAAATTCCATATGAAATGCTGACAAGTTGGATTATATTCCAATGTGAAATGCTTAAATAACACCGTTTGGTCTTTCCAAAATGGAGGTTCGCACAACCCCATATGACTCATTATCCTAAACCTTAGAAACTTTATTTCTTATTGGCACTTGCAGCTGCAGCGGCAGCCTCCTTCTTTTTATCCAACTTCTTTCGCAGCCGATCACGAGCAATGGACATGCGAGCAGTTCCCTCTTTACCTGCGGCTCTCGCTACATCCATGTCCTCAAATCCAAATGCAGCCTTGATACCCTCCATCATTTCTACCAAGCTCTTATTCTCCGCAAATTCTTTCATTAGCTCCTCTGCTTCACGGGCAATCTCCTGTGGTCGAATGGCACCCGATTGCACCTTTTGCTGAATTCGGTTTCCAATTCGTGCAATAGTCTTTTGAATAATATCAGGATTGCTTGAAAAGGTGGAAAAAAGAAGGCTAAAGGCCCGGGACGGGTCCTTCTCACATTCTTTAATCATTTCTGGCGTAATTCCCAAATCACCTGGCGTAATTTCCTTCACAATCTCCTGAGAGAGCCGAGCCAAATGACCTTTTAGAAATCGTTCAGGGAGTTTTGGAAATCCATTCTCAAAAATACCCTCTAGTCCTGGAATCTTTCCTGATCCTGCATCCGCTGCATCACCCGATTTCCCTTCAGGGTTCATGAACATCATAAATTTTTTGATCATGCTCTGAAAATCAATGCCTTCCAACTTCTTTTTCATTTCATCCATCGCATCTTCCATCCATGAGGGTCTGGATTGATCATTGAACCCTGATTCCATAAAGCAGCAAATGGAGAGGACACGCAAATGTTCCCAGATCGCTTTCTTCGTATTCTGTGACAATGCATTCCATACTAGGTCTCCAATTTCTACACCTGGTAGAATCTTGTGAGGATTCTTAGAGACATCTTCGGAGTTACCACGAAGTGTTTGCTGTACATTGATCTCTTCTTGGAAGCGAATAAGACGGACCTTTTCATCTAAGGATGATGCTAATTTGATGTGAGCAGTGTATTCTGGAAGAGCACCGAGGAGATCCTCCACAAATTCAGCGTACTTCTTCTGGAAAACGGAGGGCTCTTGTTCTTCAGTAGCGTCGGTTTTTGCCGTATGTTCTTGTGCCATTCTTCTTAGGGGTTATTAAAATACCTTTAAATCATTAACACACTGTGGAGGCGCCAGCGCCCCCACACCCCCTTAGATAGAGTTCCTTCAAGACTCCTGCTTTGCCGATTTAGTTTTTAAGAGCTTTTTCTAAATATCCCAGGATTTTTGGGCGCTTTTTTCTAAAAAGCGCTAGTGGCTTTCTCCGAAATCCGACAGAGAACCGTCAAATACTGCCAAATCACTTCCTGATTCTTCTGTCCCATCGTATCCCATTGCCGATCAAAAATAGCAAGTGCCGACAACATTTCATTAAACTGTGTTGCGACCTTCTTTTGAGCTACTTGACGAATCATAAACATATCACGTGCATAAATGGCCTCTGAACAATCTTTGTATACATGATCTCGGAACAAATCCAAAATCAAACGTGGATTAACCTTCTTTGCACCTTTGATTCCCTCTGTCGCCATTTTGATGTCTTTCTCCTCTGGAAACGTAGTGCAGAGTTCTTCAAAAAAGTTAACAAGTTGCGTATTAAATGCACTCAACAACGACATCTCCTAACAGATATGTCGTAGTGAAATCTTTATATTGGCTTGTTATTGGCGTGCGACACGTTGTGGTATACCGATGTCACGAGATGCCTTATATTGTTCCATCTGCTGGTCCAGCATCTCTTCCTTCTTACTTCGCTTCTGGTTAGAACTCGTTGTCTGAAAGTTAGAAGCTTCTCGTGTCCCAACCGAATCCTGACCATTCAAAAATCCAAAATTATGCATCATAGACAACCCACCATTTCCTTGCGCCGAAGTATCCGTCCCCAGAAAAGAGTAACTATCACCAAATCCGCCACCCATCTCCGTATCCAAGTAGGGTTCAGGTTCCATGGGTCCGGCCGGTTGTCCCCCCTTTCCTTGTGACTGCCCCTTTGCGCCACCATCTTTCAACTTCTGTTCATAAAGCCAGTTCATCACTTCACTATTGGTCCGTGGCTCAGGCTCTCCTGAAATAACCAGAGTCGGAGTCTGTTTCAGCCATCCTGGAAGTTGTGGACGATTCGGAGAAGGATCCACGCAAATAAAACGAAAATCTTTGTGATAATTGGTTTTGGAAATCTCTTCAATAAATGCTTTGGACCAATCACAACGATTGGAGTAAAAACAAATATGAATGGGAGCAGGTCTACTCATCCTTTTCTACTTTACGAACGAATCCAAATCCGCTTGAACGCAGTATTTTATAAAATTGATGAGAACGATCAATCGGAAGATAGGTTAGGATACCATAATCTATGCAAGCAACACAGCCCACTCAATTCTCAACGCTCAAGAAAAGCGAAGATGGCCGAACGTATTCCTTTACGTTATCGCCCATCCATGTCACCTATGCCAATACCCTCCGCCGTCTTATCCTGACAGGCGTAGAGACGGTTGCCTTTCGGTCGGACATGACTTCTACGGGTTCCACAACCGATGTCATTGTAAAGCAAAATGATACACCCATGACGAATGAAATGTTGGCCGACCGTATCGGTCTTATTCCCATTCATATAACGAATCCACTGAGTTGGAAGGAAGATAAATATATCTTTCGTCTTAAGGTGCAAGGTGATAAGGATAATACTACCTATGTCAAAGCTGGTCAATTCAATGTAGTAGACATTTCCGCTATAAAAGCGGATGCTACAGATGACCAGAAAAAAGAGGATGAGGTGGTGGTTCCTACGGAACAATTCTTCCCTCCTAACCCTATTACCCGAGATACATGCTTGATTGCGTCCCTTCAACCAGGTTCAGTGTCACAAGCAGTTGAAATTGTGGCAAAGGCTACAAAGGGGACTGGACGTGAACATGCACGATTTAGTCCTGTCTCACAATGCTCCTATGAATACAGTCTGGACTCAGATCCTGTACGTATTCAAGAGATGTTTCAAAAATGGTTGGTTTCTGCCAAGAAGGTGGGTGACTTAGATAAAGAATCAGAGCGCTATGCGGAGTTAAAACGAGAGTTTAATACCATGCAGATCAAGCGATGCTTTCAAGTGAATGAGAAGGGTGAGCCATTTAGTTTTGACTTCACAGTAGAAACCATTGGAGTATTAACAGTACCCTACATTGTGGAACGAGCGTGTGAAGTGGGTGAAAACATTTGCAGTCGCTATGTGAATGTTCAAACGGGCGATCTTCCCTCCGAAATTACAATCACTTCTTCTGATTCACGCATCATTGGTTATGACTTCTTGTTTCGTGGACATGATCACACGCTCGGTAATCTACTCCAGACCTGGTTGGTAGAGCACCACATTGAGGGAGATGCGAATCCTAAAATTACATATGCGGGTTATTCGGTACCGCATCCACTTCGTGACGAGATGGTGCTTCGGATTGGTGTGGAAGATGGAGAAGAGGCTACTGCACGCCTAGCTCTCTCTGAGGCGGCGAAAGGATGTGTGAAAATGTTTCAAGAGATGCGCAGTGCGTGGCGATCGGCGACAGGAGCAGCGCCCGTGACTGATCTTGCTAGGACAGTACGTCGTAAGCCGAAGGTGGCAGCCGAGAAGATGGGTTAAATAATTACACAATATTCACACTTATATTTTTTAGAATAATGATGTTAATAATATTATAAATAGTATTTGTTTTATGATATTATTAGAATTAAAATTATGAAATAATCTGGATAATACTACGAATCGTACGTGATAATAATTCACATATAAGAGTAAACATTAGAAAACAACTACCCATCACTAAAATATTATCAGATACATCTTGTGTTTTAGGAAGATGAAAAATATCTAATAATGGATCCAGGAAATTAGTTGAATCACCCATTAATCGTTGTTCTATTCGTGTAAATATGCATGTTCTACAAATTATATGATGTGTCCAAATGATAGAATACATAAAAAAAAAGACAATAAACATAAAATAGGATGGATAAATGGTATGTATAGATATATAAAAAATAATCATTACATAAATAAATGAATGATGTATAAACCGAATAATATTTCCAATATGTTTATCGTTATTTTCCCAAAAAATAAGTTTTCTCATAAGATATTCTATCCCATATTCTATGTAATCACGAATTGTTTTTGATTTTATTACTGGTACAACCGAAGGTACAACCGAAGGTACAACCGAAGGTACAACCGAAGGTACAACCGAAGGTACAACTGAAGGTACAACCGAAGGTACTTCCATGTTAACATAGAAATAGAATTAATAATTAAAAATTATACTCGCAATTGTAATTCCGTATTGTCTTCTATATTAACCTTATTTATAAAATACGCATCCATGACGTACATGTAATTTTTACATACATATTTCATATTCCTCACAACTGCGATAGATCCGATGAAAATAGAGTTCCAATTCTTCCATGGATAAATCTCTCATCACATAGCATTTAAATCGTTCCAGTTTTAATTCATCTAACATCGCCCATACTTGAGTGTGTAAATGACTATTGACAAGTAGGAGAAAATCATTTTTTAAATCAGAGCACCATTCACGAACTTGGTCTATATTCTTATATAGCCAATCCGTACTTAGAATGCAATACTGCTTTTTGTACTCCATATTAATCAACAAGTTTGCATAGTGTGGTTCATATGATTGATCTCGTTTCCATAGCTGAACCGGTTGTCTAATAAATACTTCATCTTCATAGGCATTTTGCTCTTTCATCTTCTCTGTAACTGAATAGGCCTTGTAACATTGTTGATATACAGTGGTACGTGACAAACGATTAATTTCTGCATTGCGAATTAGTGAAAAATTATTACTATTGTCATTCATGTATTGAATATATCCCACTGTTGGAATCTTAGCCATCTTGGTATTCACTGCCGTGCGAATTAGAAGTTCATGGTCATCGCAGATAGGTAAGAATTCAGAATAATTTCCAATCTCACGCAGAATTTTGGTTCGCCAGATGCGAGGATGATTTGGAACACATACAATATGTGAAAGTGTTATATTATTAATTTGCGGCGTATTGTAGACAAACCGCCAGGAATTATTTATCTTTTGACAATAGTATCCTCCATATCCCTTACTAATAAAATCACCATACTTGCAATTCATTCCGTTTTCATAGATATTGATAAAATCCATGTACACAAAACCTACTTCTGGATGCCCTTCAAACACCGTGACTGCGCTTTGCAATGTATGTGGAAGAATCTCATCATCGTGGTCTAGTTCCAACATGTATGCTCCACGACAGAGTGAAGATGCTTCATTCTTCACATTCCCAATGCTACCACTATTTTTACTTCGTCTATAAAGCCGCACACGATAATCATCTTCAAAGGTCTTCTTCAAGAATCCAAAATGATCTTCACTTGACGAATCGTCTAGAATGACCCACTCCCAATCACGAAAGGTTTGTTGCTTGACACTTTTATATGCCCTCTTTATTTTTTCATAGGACTCATAACACGTAGTCATAATAGAAAATGTGGGGCGCACAGATGCACGATTGGATGTCGTAATATTCATAAAACAATAATTTACACCCGAGTTAAATGCATCTACTGTAGGCGGAGCTGCAAAGTGTAACCAGCGTTTTCGCATACGTGGAACAATCACTGAATTGACTTCTTCTACATACTCTGCGGCGGTGCCGCCCCATGTAACAAATAGATGATAACTTGGATCAAATAATTTTAGAAGAGGCTCCTTTGTAGCTGTAATGCAATGAACCGTGCACTGTAGTGCGTCTTTATTTACTTCAAAGAAGTCATCCTTGTGGGCTTCATGACAAAATACAATAATATTTGGATATTTCATTGATCTATCACGTAATCGCTGTACTGTCTTAAATCCCTTTATTATACAACTAGTGTTCTAAAATCATCTGCAAAGGAACACTCCATATCTAGTCGTTGGACTTCGTGTAAACGTCCTCCACAAAACCGAGCATATCGTGCGAAGACCGTTTCAGGAGACATCTTGTTATTCATGGAGAGTGGATTGAACATAAGTAGGAAGCGAGTGCGTATTGCATAGCATCCTAGAACTGAATTGTAGGGATCAAATAAGAGAGTTTCTACATTGTAGAATTTTACAAGTACATCGTAATTTATTTGGTTCTGCAGAATATGTTGAAAGAAGAGTGGAGAGAGAATGCGATAGCGACCAGTTAGTTTGATAATGATATCGGTTTCCTCAATCCCATGGCGCTGGATTACTTCACGGATATCTAGCATTTCGTTCACGCCTTTGTTTTGGTATACTAAGCGATTGTTGTCCGTGTAGACCACTTGAATAGGTTTACCATAATGTGTAAATTTGTCTAAATAGGTAGATCGATGTCCGTTGTTTTCTACAATCAATGGTGTAATCTCCACAGGAAGATGCGAGAGTGTTTCGGAGATGGCCTTGCGATATTGCTGTTCTCTTCGTTCTGCATCTTGTTTTCCGTAGCGATTCGCAATAGATGCAGTTATGATCAAATAAATCATAGTTGCAGTTACTTGTTGTTAAGTGCGATTATATTTTGTCACAATAATTCACAGATGAGCTTCTTGAACTCTAGATAGGCCATGCGATTGCATGGTAGGGAACTATGATAGTGCTTATGATGATTACTGCGGCTTACAAAGGTTAGACCACAGAATTTACACTGCAATGGCTGCTTCCCTGTGAGTGCTTTTTTGAGGCACTCGTCTAAAAATGCATGAATGGCAGTGGTCACGGATTCATACTTTGATTCTGATGGTAGTGCTAGCCAGGTTCTGCACTCGTGATGACGATCCTTATGAGCGAGGAATTTTCGCTTGACACTAAACACCGCATGACACGCTTCGCATTCGTACTGCGTGTTTGGAGAAGGGATCGTGGTAAACGGACCGAGGAAAACGGGCTCTTCTTCTTTCAACGCTTCTTGTGAAGCCTCTTTTAAAGCCTCTTGTGAAACCTCTTGCGTAACCTCTACCAGAGGCTCTTCTACTGGCGCAACTTCCTCTTGATCCTTGAACGGTTGCTTCTTCTTCAGCGTCTTAGAAGACATCTTTGCCAATCGTTCATAGAGTCGCTTGAACTCATCGCTCTTGGTATCTACTTGTTTGGGGGAAGGCGCAGCAGGAGCCAGCTCCTTCGGTTTTGTAGAAAATATGTTATCCATGTTAATGATTGGTTCCAATTCAGTTTGTCCCGTATTTGACGGGACTTTTGATGAGAGTTTGGATAAAACCCCATAGAGCTTCTTAAACTCCTCGCTCTCCATTATATAATCTAGTGCGGTCTCATTTTAAATTCTGTGTCGGAATTTTAATTTTATTAATCTACCTCCTCCACGCTCGGTCCCGAGGGGGTGCCATTATTTGCTGCATCTGCACCAGGCGCACCCGCATCCTCGTACAACTTCATCATCACGGGGCGAATCTTGTCTTCGTACATTTTCTTCTTCTCGTCGTAGGTTTCTTTAGGTTCCTCCTGGTTGCTCTCTAGCCACTGGATGCCTTCTTGTACCCACCCTTCTACTTCCTTGATGGTATCCTCGCCCAGGGTGGTCTTGACCTTGTCCTCTCGCACCGCATTGCGGGTGTTGTAGAGGTACGTCTCCAGACCATTGCGTGCTTCCACACGCTCCATGGACGCTTTGTCAGCGGCGGCATTCTTCTCTGCCTCCTGCACCAAACGATCAATCTCTTCCTTGCTCAGGCGACCCTTGTCATTGGTGATGGTGATCTTGTTGGACTTGCCAGAGGACTTCTCCACCGCACTCACGTTCAAAATGCCGTTGGCGTCCACGTCAAAGGAGACATCAATCTGGGGCACACCACGGGGCATGGGCGGGATATCGTCCAACTTGAAGTTGCCGAGCTGGTTGCAGTCCTTCGTGAACTGGCGCTCACCTTCAAAGACTTGGATCAAGACGCCTGGCTGATTGTCGGCGTAGGTAGAGAACGTCTGCGACTTCTTGCACGGCACGGTGGTGTTACGCTTGATCAGGGCGGTCATCACCCCACCAGCGGTTTCTAGACCGAGGGAGAGCGGCGCCACATCCAAGAGGATAAGTTCAGAGGTGCGATCGGTGGAGTTCTTCCCTGCGGTCAGAATGTGCGCTTGGACCGCCGCACCATACGCAACGGCTTCATCTGGATGGACAGAGTCATTCAACTTCTTGCCGTTGAAGAAAGAGCTGACTAGTTCTCGGATCTTGGGAACACGAGTGGAACCTCCTACCATGACTACTTCGTGGATGTCGGCTTTGGACATCTTGGCATCGCTGAGAACCTGCTCTAGGGGTGCAATCGTGCGGCGAAAAATGCTCTCGCAGAGCGACTCAAACTTCGCACGAGTGAAGACGAGGTTGAAATCTACGCCGTTGGCGAGAGCATCTACTTCCACGGTGGCCTGCGTGGCTGTACTCAGACTTCGTTTGGCACGTTCACAGGCGGTGCGCAGACGGCGCTGGGCACGGTCGTTGCCCTTGATGGTTACATTTTTGTTTTTCTTTTCAAATTCTTGCACACAGTAATCTACCATGGCACTGTCAAAATCTTCTCCCAATTATGTTATCGTATGGCTCTTTATCCATACTTCTTATGGTTTCCCATAAGTTCAGACTATATCTTTAAGAATAGCATAGCTATTCCCAGAACCCATTCGTGCCCCTTTTTCCATCGTATGCACTTTTCTAAAAAGTGCCCAAAAACTATAACTGTTTTTACTATACATTAGGATACTCGGAGTAGTCGTTGAACCTTGATCCTGTTTCCAGGACCCTTGGCTGCGGATTGCCCATTTCAGATGGTTCTATCATCTTCATTTGCCACATTTTTACCTTCTCACAGATGATTACTCTGTGCCCTCTACTCTATTACTAGGTAGAGTTGGTAGTGGACAACTTTAGGGGTTTCCCGCAATTAAAGTTCTTTATTCTCGGCAGACGGAGATTTTACCGAGATGGCCATCACCTGAGGTGGCCTTTACTTCAAACACACCATCATCAATGGTGATTAAACTTACATCATGTGTACCCACACTTGTTATCGCATAAGCTCTTTATCTCATGCTTCTTCTACTCTCATAGAAGGTCGGACTATATCTTGTTATCTCTCTTACGAAAAATAACCCTGGCACTCGTGGATGTTTTTCCATGTAGGTGCAAACCTATGTAGGATACTTCATCTAGTCTCTGAACCTTGACCCTGTTTCCAGGGCCCTTGGCTGCGGATTGTCCATTGCAGAATCATTTTCTTTTTTACTATACCGCAGTTAATTACACTGCGCCCTCATCGCTGTTACCAGAACAAGTTAGTAGAAAATGCTTTAGGAGTTTCCCGTCAATTCACCAGGTTCCTGTGATTCTATCACAGGGAGGGCTTTCACCTCAGGAAGCAGTTCATAACGATTATCTTGTAGTTCATAGTTAATTTGATTTAGAAATATTTTAACTTTAGCTTCATATTTTGTTATTATTTTACTATCTATTTTATTACTTTTAGAGATGTTTTCATACTTTTCAAGTGGTCTTAAATTTGTCCAATGATAACACTTATAAATTTCTTCTTGTTGTGTTAAGTCGTATGAATCGCATGGAGTAATATGATCAATATGCCAATATGATCCTCTATTTTTCCAATTCATAGTATCATCAAAGTTAAATTCAAACCATTTCTTCATAAATTCAAGTGAACATCCAATATACTGCAATGTAGTATTCTTTTTACAACATTTAATATCTCTTTTTAGATATGAGTGTAAGTTACTACGTATTGTATATTTTAATTGATAAATTACATCATCTTTTCTCTTATTATTGTAATTAATCATGTATTCGGGAGTTCTTTTGATTTTATTATTATTACCTTTATTCTTACTTTTTATTTCATGACATTTGTTACACCATTTAAAATAACCATCTTTATGCCTGTACGATTTGTAATACTGATCTATTTGTTTTTCTGTATTACATACTGAACATATTTTAGAAAGAAGAATATCTTGGTCATGTTTTACTCTTTCTTTCTGTTGAACTTTACTGCACGTTTTGCATTTGCTGCGATATGATATAGTATGAATGGGTGTTCTATCACGATAAAAGGACGAAACTGGTAATTGTTGATTGCATGAAGTACATATTTTAGATTCCATCTCTATGTCTTATATATTTTATTTAATTAAATTCAAATTTTTAATGAAGCCTTAAAGTGTAAATATAATCAATTAAGTATCTAACAACAAGTAATCAAAGTACCTCCGCAGTCGAAAATAATCACATTTTGTTCCGTCGTCATCTTCTTGTCCAACCCATACGCCAACGCAGCTGCCGTCGGCTCATTGATAATCCGCAAGACATTCAGACCAGCAATGATGCCAGCATCCTTGGTAGCTTGGCGCTGAGAATCATTGAAGTAGGCAGGGACGGTGATCACCGCATCTTTCACTTCGCATCCTAAGTGGGCCTCTGCCGTCTGGCGCATCTTGGTTAGCACCATGGCAGAAATCTCTTCAGGCAAGTAGGATTTTTGTTCTCCCTTGAACTCTACACCGATCTGAATCTTTCCTGTGTTATCGGCTGTGACAGAGAAGGGCCAGTGCTTCATATCCGATTGCACACTGGATTCGGTGAACTTGCGACCGATCAACCGCTTGGCATCAAAGACAGTGTTCTTGGGATTCTGAGCAGCCTGGTTCTTGGCCGCATCTCCAATCAACCGATCCGAATCCGTGAAGGCGACGTAGGATGGCGTAGTACGATTGCCATGTTCGTTGGCGATGATTTCTACACGGTCATTCTGCCAGACACC